AACCCGCTGAACCTTAGAAGGGTGATAAAAGAGTGAAATCAATCATAGAGCAAAGGGAACAATGCTATATATGCGGTACGGCTCTGAGCCTGGAAAAGCATCATATCTTCTACGGCACAGCGAACCGTAGGAAATCTGAACAATATGGGCTGACTGTTCTTCTTTGCCCTGAGCATCACAGAGGAACTTTCGGGGTCCATGGGGCTTGCGGTCACGAACTCGACAGGCGTTTGAAGAAGTTGGGGCAAAGGCAGTTCGAGAGGATTTATTCAAGGGATAAATTCATGCAGGAGTTCGGAAAGAATTACTTATGACGGAAAAGAAGAAGAAAAGGAATAAGCCGTTAACGGCTGATGAAATCCGCATAAGGGCTAAGAAATGCCCGAACTGCGGAAAAGAAATCCTGTTCATCAATGGCTCGATATATAGAGGACACAAGGGGGCAGGGTCGTATACGACATGTTGCTCGTGGAGTTGTGCAAGGGCTATGGACAGAAAATATTTTGACAAGCTGAGGGGCAAGGTATATCGGGACGATGGCGTTGTGGGCAATTCATCTATTCGTGATCGGCTGAAGATGGAGCCGAAGGAAAGCCACACTCTGGAAGAGTGGGCGGAAATGTATGGGATAGATTACTATGAGTTAGCCGACCGTGTGGGAACGACCCGTATGAATGTCACAGATGCCATTTATACGGCTCTGTATAAGAAAGGCGATAAATCTATCGTATGAATCCCAAAAGGCTCTTAAATCGCTAATGAGGGGGTGAGAGAGTGGAAATTAAGATACCGCCCAAAGTATTCAATATCCTCGGTGGAGTGAACTGGAGAAAGTCTTACATGGTTCTTCTGGATTCGTATATCGAAGCGGTTAGACTGCTGAGGATAAGCGGAAACGGGGCTTTTATAGAGTATGCGAAAAGAGAGAGAGCCAACTTCCAAGAGCACGTATGGAAGTCGGCAGAGAAAGAAAAAGAGTATGAAGTGAGACTCGGAAAGTTAGAAGCTGAAAAGATGGTGCTTCAACAGATGTATGACCGAGACACAGCAGCTCTGAAAGCTCAGATAGAGCAGTTCTTGACACCCAGCTCTGCGAGCGACAAGGCGATGCGTGATCCTGTCACAAATAAATTCGTAGGCTATGGCGGACTCGAGAAAGACGAAAAAGAAGCCTTAGCGTGGGAACTGTGGCAGGGGGCTGGCGGTCAGAAGACAACTGAGGTCTACAATTACATCGGGCATCAAGTGAGACTTGCGCCGGAGAGTGCTAGACAGTATATCGCTGAGTATGACAAAAAGCTGAAGAAATATCTTCATCCGTCTTACTATAACGATTTGGTCGAAGTGGTCAGAAGAGGGGCTACGGGAATCTGTACGGCGGACCCTCACAAGATTAATTTTGGTCAAGTCAATTCACTATTGGATGAACCTGGGGATATTGAGGAAATTGGGTAAACAATTAACACTCTTCTCCCCGATTCGGAACGGGGAAAACCCGATTCGCAAAAGGGAAAGAGAAAGGGCGAACGAACGGAGAGGAGAGGGGAAAAGCCCGAATAGGAAAGATTAAGAAAAATCAAGGAAGGGGGAACGTATGGAAATAGGCATCGCTTTTGTGGTTGGGCTTATCTTTGGTATTGCATGGACTGATGTTTTTATCAAGAAAGATTATGATGATGAATTCTTTCTGCAGAACAGGAGAATCAAGGAACTGGAAGAAGCCCTGCTGGATAGAGAGATCGAATTAGGCTACTACAAGAAAAAGTAAAAGGAAAGGCGGTAACACATGACAGGTCAAATGAGCATCTATGATTTTCTTCAGACCTTCGACCCAGTGAGAGAGCTGGCAAGAAAATCGGTCTGGGGAGATGGAAGAACCCCGACAAGAAACAGGCTCATATCTTACATGAACGATTCTCCTAAGTATCAGTTCTACAAGGACGTACAAAGAGAGTTTTGCCCGTATGGGTGCGCTGGAATGAGATCGCATTCAGAGACCCCGAGCAAGATAACAGGGTATGATATGACAACAAAGAAGATAGACATTACATACAACGATGAAAGCGGGATAGAAAACCATGTTGAAGTAACGTGGCAGGAGTTCGCAGACAACATCAGAAAGGAACTGGAAGATGATTGAAAGTTATTTGATGGGCTTGGTTACTGGATTCTTCATCGGGGTAGCGGTTGCCGTTGTGCCCGAGAAAATCAAAAAGCTCAGAAGGGTAGATTATATTGATATTCGTTTAAAAGAAAGGCGGTAAAAAGGATGGATGAAAAGAAAAATAACAACAGTGATTCAGGACTTGCAGGGCTTATAGCTTTTGCAGTTATCTTGTTCGCTTTTATGTACTTCGTGGATATCGACAAATTCAGCCGGTCGGCTGAGAAGTTTTTAGAATCTGACGACCCGATGAATTTTATCATTCTTGTAATTATCGGCATTGTTATCGGCGGTCTGCTGATGGCGATTGAGTCTCACCCAAAGAAGTGAGGTGAGCAGGATGGAGAAAAGTAGCGGAACATCACTTGCAGCTCTCGCCCTGCTGGGAATCGCATTGAGTGTACTTGCTGTATATGGCTCAATCTGGATTAATGACACAGCAGATGTCATGAATAAGTATGATTGGGCACATGGATACGGAACGAGTATGAAAGTTGGCTTGGAGCACTGCGAAAAGTGGTGCGAAAAGCACTGGAAAGGCACGAAAGAGCAGTATAAGTATCATTGCCAATGGCTGTATAAGTGGGATGATTACGATGAGGAGTGCAGTTATGCGGACTTCAAAAGGTGGTACAAATACGCCTACGACGAAAAAGGTCGGGTGAAGAATCCAAACGATCATTTGAGCTGCTCAGCGTGGCTCAAGAAACATAAGAACTAGGGGGGTGTGGAACTGATGGGATTTTTACAAGAAAAACACGGCTTAAAGATGCTGGGAAAAAACCCCGAGGGCACCTGCCCGATGTGCGCAGTAAAACACGATCCGCGGATGCCTCATAACCGGGACAGCCTGACGTATCAGTACAAGTTCTATGATCAGAACGGGCGCTGGCCTACATGGGCGGATGCTATGGCACACTGTGATCCGGAAGTGAAAGAAGCATGGACGGAAGCTTTGAAAGAGCGTGGAATTGAGGTGTGACTATGGCGTTTTATGAAAGACTGGACGAGGAGCTGACGGACCCGATGCCAGGCTATAAGAGGATCGATCTCAAGGATCTTGAACCAGGGATGGAAGTAATCCTTGAACAGAAATTTTGGCAAACGATAGACGGGAAGTATACATGCGTAAGTGAGTTTTATCGCACCATTGCAGGTACGCACATGACCGTAGCCGGCGAAGCATGGCATCTTACGCAGAGCCCTAATTGTGACTGGCCGCAGTTTCCACCGTGGGCGCTCGAATGGATCTATGCAGGAAACAACAATTATCTGCAGATGTTTGTGAAGGAATGATGAGCCACACAGTGACAGCTGACGGAATCGACCACGGCAGCAGCCGGCTGGAATATTGCTTCGAGGCCGTGGTCGAGAGATTTGAAGATGGATATGTTCTCTGCCCGATCTTATGGTCGGGCGGAGAGTGCGAAGAATGTTACGAGATATTTGAAAGGAGCGAGGAATGAGTAACTTTGACAAAGCAATCGAGATAATCCTGGCCGAGCCTCCAGAGATGCATTATCCCGCATATTATGCGGACTTGCTCAGCAAGGCTTATTATGCGGACCTGCTCAGAGAGGCGGATGTTACCGGCAAAAATGTCGGGAAGTGTTCGGAAATTCCGAACAGTTCAGACACCATAAGCAGACAGGCGGTAAAATACCTTGACCTATTCACAAAAATATACTGTCGTGATAAGAGTGTCACAGATGATTTGGTATTTAGGTGCAAAGAGTGTGAGTTTGAGATGCCTGATGGAAAATGTCTTGCGAAGTGTATGGCGCATAAGCTTTGCCCTGACTATAGGGAGTTTGGTAGCATGGGGGATTTATAAGTCAGAGAGGAGCCAATATGACAGAAGCAGAAAAAGTTATATGTCGTCTATATCTTGAAGATATGGACAGAAATCACACCTGTAACGAATACAGGTTGCTTATGGAACTATTAGACAGAGAACCTTGTGAAGATGCTATCAGCCGGCAGGCGGCGATTGATGCGCTTGAGTTAACCACATGGTATCACCAGAACCGGAAAGGAGAAATGGTCGAAGGTGCAAACAGCCAAGAGGATCAGGCATGGTACAAGGCGGAGGATGTGTACAAGGTATTAAACGATCTGCCATCCGCACAGCCAGAACGCACATGCGTAAATTGTGGCAGGACAGCAAATAACGGTGGATGGTATGCAGACGGGGGAACCAGGTGCCCGATAGAAGAACACTATGCATTGCCGAAAGATGGGTACTGCCATTTGTGGGAGAAACGGAACGTTACGGATGACGATTATCCAGAAAGGAGAACCGATGGCAGAGATTAAAGTCCCGATACAAGTCAATCTGCCGGATGACTGGGTTGAACAGATCGTGAATCGCTTGAGGAATGATCCTGAAGCGGAGTGGGTAGAGATCATACGGTGTAAGGACTGCAAACACTGGAGAGAAGGCACTTCGTTTTCATATTGCGATAAACTACACGGAATGGGCGTACTGGATGCCTTAGATTACATGACCGCTGAGGATGATTATTGCAGTATGGCAGAAAGGAGAGAAGAATGACCACTATACAGGCAATAGACTTGCTGAAGGGCTTAGAGCAAAGTCTGGATGATTATTGCGAACTGAATGACGAAGGGAAAACCGCTTTCCGAATGGCTATAGCAGCACTTGAATTGTTCGGAAATGCCGAACAGTTGCCATCCGCACAGCCAGAAATCATTCGATGCAAGGACTGCAAGTTTGCCCGCATGACATATGACGGTGAGTGCAAGTATTGCGATATATGGTTTCCAGATGAAAAGACCTATATGGATGGCGACTACTTTTGTGCTAGTGCGGAAAGGAGAACCGATGGATAAGAAACGAATCGTAAGACCAATTATTCCAAAGCGGCTGATATACATATGCAATCCAGAACCGATCAGGTTCTTCTTCTGGCACAAACCAGAAGGACTGCTGATAGCGAATTTTCGCTTTAGGGTAAGCTATAGCAGATGTAATAGTAAAAATCTGAATAAGCTACACATATTGATCAGATCGCCTCTGCTCTGCATAGATCGGAATAACGGAGGCACAACGATTGGTAATAAGTATCAGCTATTTTTTGTGAAACATAGAGTAGAAAGGAGAACCGAATGAGATCGATTGATGCGGATGCACTCAAGGCATACATAGACGCTCAGATAGGGCGCCCTTTTATCGGATGCACAGTAGGCGAAGCACTAAAAAATATTGGTCGACGAACAGCCCACCGTTGAAGCAGAACCTGCGTGGATTCCGGTGACGGAGAAGTTACCGGAAGAAGGAAGGTGTCTTGTATGGATGCCATTTGCACCGTCAAAAAACAGAATAACCGTAGCAGAATATTGCGGATACTGGAACATTAAGACACTGATTTCGGCGTGGATGCCTTTGCCGAAGCCATACAGAGCAGAAAGTGAGAATAAATGAGTTTGCATATTACAGATGAGGAAGTACAAAAACAAATTAAAAAGCTTGGGTATAAAGGTTGTAAAAACTGCGAACATCAAATATCACCATTAAGAATGTGTGAATGGGCCGAACAAGGCGGTGATGGTCAAATACATTTTGTTTGTCCTAGATGGGATAAGGCGGAAAGTGAGGATGAATGATGGGCGTAATAATCGAAACAGCAAGACCGTATAGGTCTTGTAACAGTTGTGGCTCCAGAGGTGAAGTAATCGAAATTACTGCATTAATGCAGGTGGGAAGAACGAAGCAAGGGACGCAGATTGCTTTGTGTGAATCGTGTGCTGAAATGCTGAGATATAGGCTGAACAGCAGATTCGGGAGATGCAGGGAAGAATATCTGAAAAAGAAAGGCGAGTGAAGCTAATGTATAAATTCAATCAGAAGACACGAAAAGAAGAGGACTATGAACCACCTGTAGAAGACGGTTATTATCCTATCTACTGCGATAATATGGATAAAAAAATCAACTGTGCTCAATGCGGGAAAGAAATCACATTCGGTGAGGGCTATACGAGCAGGGAGATATACTCGGGTCCCTGGGGCCATATGGTCTGCGTGGATTGCATGGAGAAGGAAATGGAAAGGGAAAGGGAGTATGAAAAACGCTCTGATAGCTGATCCTCTACAGAGGGACAAGAATATCGTGGATGATTTCTTCACTGATGCAAAGCTGAGCCGTGCGGAATATCGGAGACAGCAGAAGGAAAAGAATACGGTCTACAGGCTCACAAAGGCTCAAATACTGGCTATTGAGAAGAAAGCGTATAAAGATGCGTATGATTATTTTGAAGAGCGAGAATTGAAAACCAGAGCGGAATACGAGGAAATTCTTCACGAGAAAACCAAAGAGTATAAGGATATCGAGAAAGCGAAAGTAATCAATCTGGTTATCGCTGTGAGCCTGAAAGCCCTGTATCTGGCTTTCGGCTGGAAGTCTTACAAGGGCGACAGATATCAGCGGTATTTGATTGAGTTATCGGAACTGCTGAATTCTGATACTCTTGATATGCAGAAAGAAAGGCGGTGGGTACTAAAAACGTTAGGCATTGAACTGAAGGAGATTGAAGATGATGAATCCAGTAAAAAGATATCTGCTGATGGTGAAGAAAAGCGATGAAGATATCATGAGGTTGTCTTTTCGGTTAAAGGCTCTGGAAGAAGCTAAGGAAAACGGTTTTCTGAGATCGCCGGAGCTGAAGGAAAGAGTGCAGACATCACTAAGCGGTGATGCAGAATTTGAGAGTGCTGTACAGGAACTGGCTGATATGCAGGCACGATATATCAAGAACGTTGTTAGGTGCGAAAAGAGAAAAGATGTAATCGAAAGCCAGATAATGAATGTAAAAAGCACGACCTATCAGCAGATTCTTTTTCTGAGATACTTCGAGGGTAAAAGGATGGGCGAGATTGCTGATATCTTGGGATATACGCCCGAAACAATCCAGATTTACCATGGAAAAGCCCTGATTGCCTTTGCGATGGCTAATCCGAGAGAAAAATGGATAAATTATTAATACTTTTTAAGAAAAATTTGTGATAATGTGTAGTTGTTAAACCTTGCTTCAAGGCAGATTCCCCCGTGGATTCTGCTGAGGGGCAGGGTTTTTCAATTTTATTCATCGGGGGAATAAATGTTAAAGGTTGAATATGTTCCGAAAGATTCGCTTAGGATGTATGAGAACAATGCAAAAGAACATCCTGCGGAGCAGATAGAACAGATAAAGAAGTCTATCAAGGAATTTGGATTCAATGACCCTATAGCGGTATGGAATGATACCATTGTGGAAGGTCATGGAAGACTTCTGGCAGCTGATGAATTGGGGCTTGAAGAAGTTCCTATAATCCGTCTGGATCACTTGACGGATGAGCAAAGAAGAGCTTACACGCTTGTACACAATAAGCTGACAATGAATAGTGGCTTCAATCTGGAACTGTTAAGCCTGGAGTTAGATGATATAACCAATATTGATATGTCTGATTTTGGATTTGACATTGAAAATTTAATAGATGAAGAGCCTGCTGAAATTACAGAAGACGAAATACCTTCAAGCGTTGAGACACGATGCAAATTAGGCGATTTGTGGCAGTTAGGAAATCATAAACTTATCCGTGGAGATTCTACGGATGTTACGGTTATTGATAGGCTTATGGATGGGGTAAAGGCTAAACTACTACTGACAGACCCACCCTATGGCATAAGTGTTGTATCTGTTGATAAAAAGGTGGGCGGCGATAAACCTTTTGGCAGTAAGGGCAAAGTCGGATATGGTCAAAAAGGGAAAAATAAGATACTTGATTGTAACGAATATGCTCCGATTATAGGGGATGATACAACGGACACAGCAAGGGCAAATTATGATGTTGCTTTGACTTGCACGGAAAATCAAATAATCTTTGGTGGCAATTATTTTACAGACTTTTTACCACCATCAAGGTGTTGGGTTGTTTGGGATAAGCAGAACACAGGAAATTTTGCTGATGCTGAACTTGCATGGACTTCTTTTGATAAAGGTGTGAGGTTATATCATTTCTTGTGGAATGGCTTATGCCGTGAGGGTAGCAGAGAAGTAGAGGGCAAAACAAGAGTACATCCGACACAAAAGCCTGTCGGTATGCTTGCAGACATACTGAAAGACTTTTCAGAAGAAAATGATAGCATCCTTGATTGTTTCGGTGGTAGTGGTAGCACACTAATAGCCTGTGAACAGTTAAACCGTAAATGTTACATGTGTGAATTAGACCAACACTATTGCGATGTTATCTTGAGCCGTTGGGAACAGTTGACTGGACAAGAGGCGGTTTTACTCACAGATGAAGAAGCCAAACCAGATGACCTCACTCTTGATGTTGATTCCACAGACTTACCGTTTTAAGGCGGTGATACTATGGCACGAACAGGCAGACCAAAAAAAGAATTTGATAAAAAAACATTTCAAGATTTGGTTGGTTTAGGTTGCACACAGGAAGAAATCTGTTGGTTTTTTCGCGATGTAACAGGAAAATCAGCCAATATTGACACTTTGACAAGATGGTGCAAACGTGAGTTCGGTATGACTTTTCAAGAGTATTTTCGCCAAAATGGAGGCATAGCCTTGAAAATACAGTTGAGAAAGAATCAGATGAATTTATCAAAATCATCGGCTTCTATGGCTATCTTTCTCGGCAAGAACTACTTGGGGCAGACAGACAGCATCAATTATGAATCAAATGCATCTATAGCGAATGATGGATTCATCGAAGCTTTAGCAGATACGGCAAGCGAGGATTGGGACGATGTTTAAGTTCACGACATTTTCCAAGAAGCAAAGGAAAGTCCTTAATTGGTGGACTGACAAAAGCCCTGTCAAAGATTCGGATGGAATTATAGCTGATGGGTCTATTCGTTCGGGTAAGACTGTTTCAATGTCTTTATCGTATGTCATGTGGTCTATGTCGAATTTCAAAAATCAGAACTTCGGCATGGCTGGAAAGACAATCGGAACGTTCAGAAGAAATGTTCTGGAGCCATTAAAACAGATGCTTCCTGGCAGGGGCTATGTGCTTGAAGAACATCGCTCAGATAACTACGTATTAATCCGAAAAGGGAAAGTCGAGAATATCTATTATATCTTCGGCGGAAAAGATGAATCTTCGCAGGATTTGATACAGGGCTTGACTTTGGCGGGAATGCTGTTCGATGAGGTTGCTTTGATGCCAGAATCTTTTGTGAATCAGGCAGTCGGCAGATGCTCTGTGGATGGTTCTAAACTGTTTTTTAACTGTAATCCGTCTTCACCGTTTCATTGGTTCAAGGCCGGCTGGATAGACAAACACGAAGAAAAGAATCTTTTATATATCCATTTTGAAATGGATGATAATTTAAGCCTGTCGGAGAGGGTAAAAGAGAGGTTAAAGACACAGTTTTCTGGGGTCTTTTATAAAAGATTCATTATGGGGCTGTGGGTAGCCGCTGAGGGCGTAATCTATGATATGTTCGATACCGACAGGCATATAAAGGCAAGACCGAAGGGCGAAGCAACAGAAATCTTTGTATCGTGCGACTATGGTACGCAGAATGCAACTTGTTTTCTTCTATGGGAGAAAGTGGGAAAATGGCACTGCACTAGAGAGTATTATTATTCTGGTCGAAGTGAAATGAAGCAGAAGACAGATGCGGAATATGCTGACGATCTCGGAAAGTGGCTTGATGGAAAAGTGCCGGAGAGAATCATTGTTGACCCATCGGCAGCTTCATTTATCGCTGAGCTGAGGAAGAGGGGCTACAAGGTAAGGAAAGCGAAGAATTCCGTGTTGGATGGCATTCGCTTCGTGGCTTCTTTGCTTATGTCTGAGAGCTTCTATATTGCCCCAGAATGCGTCAATCTGGTCAAAGAGATGCAATCCTATGTATGGGATGATAAAGCGGCTGACAGGGGCGAAGATAAGCCTCTGAAGGTAAATGACCATGCTGTTGATGCTCTGAGATATTTCTGCTACACGCAGATGAGGATACAAAGAGAAAAGATTAGTGGTGGAATCTGATGGATGAATATAAGATTTTGAGAGTTCCGCAAGGAACGGAAATGACAGCTGATGTGCTGGAAGATTTGCTGACGAAGCACGCTTCTATGGTCTCGCTGAGATTCAAACCTTTGCAGGATGCTTACGAGAACAGATATCCTATCTATGGACTGCCGAAGAAAGACTACTGGAAACCCGATAATCGGGCGAGCGTGAACTTCGCTAAGTATATCGTTGATACCATGAATGGTTTCTTCATCGGCAATCCTATCAAGGTTACATGTACGAATGAGACCGTAACAAGATATCTGGATGATATGGATAAAAGGGCGGATATCGAAGGGCATAACATGGAGCTGTCTAAGATTCTGGACATCCACGGACGGGGCTATGAAATGTATTATGTCAACGAAGCGTCCGAGATCAATCTGGTTAATCTTTCCCCGATGGAATCTTTCATGGTCTATGATGATTCCATTCTCGAAAGACCTGTCTTCTTTGTTCGGTACTATCTGGACGCTAATAAGGTCATGCACGGCTCTTATTCTGATAATGCAATAGTAAGACATTTCGTCAAAGACCCTGTTGTTAAATTTGTAGATGAACCCATAAAGCATGGCTTTGATGGTGTTCCCGCTACTGAGTATATCGAAAACAAGGAAAGACAGGGCCTGTTTGAATCACAGCTTGCTATGATTAACATGTATAACAAGGCTCTGTGCGAAAAGGCGAATGATGTTGATTACTTCGCTGACGCTTATCTGAAGGTCTTGGGTGCTCAGGTCAATCAAGATGATTTACACTTCATAAGGGATAACAGAATCGTGAATTTCCCCGATGAGATAGGGGAACACGGTATAGAGGTCGATTTTATGGGCCGACCGAATGCGGATGATGAGACAGAACACCTTCTGGACCGTCTTGAAAAACTTATCTTCATGACTTCGATGGTTGCGAATATCTCTGATGAAAACTTCGGCTCGGCATCTGGAATCTCGCTTCGGTATAAGCTCAAGGCCATGGCTGATTTGGCTAAGGTGAAGCAGAATAAATTTATCTCTGGAATGAATCGGAGATATAGAATCATCTTTTCCAATCCGCTTGCGAGAATCCAGGGAGTAAAGCCGGATGACTGGTACGACCTTGAATATCATTTCTCTCTGAATTTCCCTACTAACGTAGCGGATGAAGCAGAGACAGCTACAAAGCTGGATGGCGTTGTAAG